AGTGTGACACAATAGTGGAACATGGAACCCAATATTCATTACATCCAGATGATGTCAAACAAATAAACAAAGATGCACAAGTGTTTGATAATATAGAGGCTAGAATAGCTGCCTATCCTGATGTAGAGTTTGATTGGTGTGTTATAGTACAACCTGATGGCAAGGGTAAAGAATATGCTAAACTTTTAAACCATTAAAACTAAAACAACATGAACAGTATAGAATGGTTAATCTCTGAATTAGAGAAAGTTAATTACCACCCCACAGAAGCAATGGTTATGTATGCTAAGAAGTTACACAAGAAAGAGGTAATAGAATCATATTGTAGTGGTAATGATTTAATAGGTGCAGAACAATACTATCAAGAAACATTTGTAAGTAAGGGAAGTGGTGATACATTAAAAGATTATCATATTGTTGACACCAACGAAATGGTAGAACTTCCCAAAACAACATCAGATAAATGGAAAGAATATCAAGATTGGTTAAATGAACACCACGAGGATAACCTCGTAGAGATAACTTATACAGAGGAACAAGTAAAGCTTGCCTATATGCAAGGATATAACAGAGGTGTAGATGGTAATCCTAATCAAATGGAGAGTTATATAGAACAATTAAAACAAAACCTATAACTTGGCAGTAAAATTAATTTAGTGCCATTTTATAGAGAACAATTAAAATCAAGACAATGAATTTAGAAAAACTAAAACAATTAGCTGAAGAATCTTGGGAAGGCTGTGATGGTTGTACAGAACAAGATAAAAACTTTTGGGCTAAAGGATTTCTATCAGGACATTGTACAGCCACTATAGATTGTGTAGAGTTTTTACAATGGTTAGAAGATAACCAATGGCACAGATATAAAGATGGTACGTATTATTCTACCAGTCCAGATCACTATGTACATGGAACACAAAGAAAATTCTATACTAAAGAAGAATTAATAGGAATATTTTCCACTAAAAGCTAAAAAACAGATAAAATTTTCCATTATGGCAACAATTATTGACCCACCATCAGGGTGGAAGTATGGTTTTCCAAAGCCTATACCTGAAGACAGACGTTATGACTCTCTAACATGGTTAGTAGAGCAGGGTTATCCTCAAGAACTAATAGATGAACTAGGTGAGCATTTCTATTGTAGATACTGGGAACAACCAGATGAAGCTATAGATAACTATTACCAGAATGAACAAGGTGATAAAAACGTACCAGATGAGTGATTTATCAAAACTAACTATCTTTAGAGATAGAATGAAAAAACTAAATATAGATATAGAAATGTGGTCAAACTATCCTTGGATATACATTGACAAAGTAAATGGTAATAAAGTAAAACATGAAGACTATTTTCATGGTGATCATGGTTTTACTATAGGTTTTCATCCTATTAAACTAGACCAAGTCTTTGAGTTTACAGATATCACTAAAATCTTTAAACTAATAAGAAAATATAAATGATTTATATACTAAACGTCAGCTTAAACCTGACACATAATCTATAAAAGATGAGTAATGACAAAGACACATACTCCTTAGCTAAAGGCTTACATCATCTAAATATTGCTAAACAATACTTTGAAGATGTGAAGCTTGGTTGCACAGGAGATGTAAAGAATACGTTTAATGGTTATGTAAACAAGTGTGATTGGATACTTAATAATGTATTTGATAAGCTTAGTCCTGATAGACGTAAAATATATAAACTAGAATTATCAGACTCATTAAGTATAGATGCTATTAACGATCAACTTATGATGTTAGACATTGAACAACGAGCAGAAATAGAAGAAATGCTAGAAGCAATTCTAAAAGGTAAAAAAGTAACCATAAAAATAGACTAATGGAAAAAGCTAGAATTAAATTTAATGGAGGCAATTTAGCACTACTATGCAGTGGATGTAGTGTAATTATTAAAACTGGTGTAGATTTTACATCAGAAGAAATGGAGTTTGCTCTTAAAGACAAACACCTTGATGCACAATATTGTGAAACTTGTAAACCAAAAGAATGATTAAAGAATTACAAAAAAGAGGTAGAAAACAGATACCTGAAAATCAAAAGAAAAAACCTGTTTTAATATATCTTAGTACAGAACAAACTGATATATTAGGAGGAGCTACCAAAACTGCAGAATTATTACAATTATTTGCAGAATTTAAAATTAAAAAAGTTTTAAAAAATAAAAAAAATGGAACAACAGACAACACCCCCAGTTGATCAAAGAAATAAAGCATTTGAAGCTCTTAGAACTTTAATATTGGAATGTCCAATGAGTCATGATTATAAAATTCAATTACTAGATGCATTTAGTGCATATATAAAAACATTACCATAATGTCACATCCACTACACCATGCAATTTCAAGTCAGAAAAAGCATAAAGGACATATAGATGATTATCTTCCCATTCATAATTGGTTTGATGAGACCAAGGCTCACTTCCCAGACATGAGACATAGAGCACTACGTCATCATGCTGAAGGTATATTCTGGTGTGAAGAAAAGTTTGGAACATATATAACAAATTCTGATGGTAAAATGATACCAGTAAGAGCTATAGCAGAACAACATGTTATGGAAGACATAGGGTTTATACCCACTATAGCAAATTATTTAAAAGAAATGAACCAAGCTGGTTGGATGTATAAACCAGGAGAAGGTAGAAAGATGCTAAGAGAAATAGCAGATGAAAAATTAGATTATGTTAAAGTGGTAGAATCTGACCACTTTAAAAACATTTAAAAACTAAATAACATGGAAAATAAATCAATTGTACAATGGTGCAAAACTCTGCATGAAGGAGGTAATGAATTAACCCTTAAGTGGGATGGTGGTAATGACTCAGGATGGGTGCATTTTGAGCTAGATGGTGAAGGTGTAGATAATGAATACACAAGAGCTCTTGTAAACAGAATGGATGATGTATTAGATTATGGAAGCTGGGCTGGTGAATTTTATGCTAATGGTTCAGCTATATATGATCCAGAATCTAACAGTTTTACTGGTGTAGATTATTATGGAGAAGATGAAACTGATTCTGAAGATATAGATATTAATATCACTGTACCAAAGAGTTTTTGGTTTGATACATTACATGTAGAGGTGGAATGTAACTATGATGAAGGCTCTCAAACGTCTGTAAGATTTCTTATAAAAAATGGCTTTTTAACTGAGGAACATACAGCATTTTCTCGTAACTTAGAGGAAGAATTAAAGAAAGATTTTGATGATGTATTTAACAATTATCAGTCTGGTGGTAATGACAAAGAATTTAGAAGTTGTACAGAAAGTTGGATATTAGAAAGAGTTGATGCTGTAGAATCTGGTGATAATCTAATCTTTTACATAAAGCAAGTAGAGTTTAGTGTAATGGATAACATAGAAAAGAACATAGTGTTAGAACTAGATGAAGAAACAGCAGCAGCTATTGATGAACAATTAAATGATGTAGAAGATGAAAATTGATTATGCAAAACAAGAATATATAGTTAATGGTAGAGAAGGGTTTGACTTAAGTACAGCCCTTAAACTTTGGAAGACAAAGTATCAAGATGATTATAGAGATTTTCAGAAGGCAGTTATTACACATGAAAGTCTAAATGACTTTGAAGAGTTTGTATCTAGTATGTGGCCTCTTATAGAACCAGTTAGTATACAGGATGCTTTAATACAAGAAAACACAGAAGACAGACGTGTATATTTTGATGCTATTGGTATAGAGAAGTTGTTTAAATCATTAGACCCAAAGCTTTTAGATAAACAAACTATTAAGAAATCTAGAACAAGATGGGATGATGAGTTTAATGAGTATACACATGAGTTTGAAGATGTGTATGAGTTATATGAAATACCAGCATCTAAAATGTTTACTAAAGACAGATGGGGTAATGAACCTAGAGATCATATCTATGCAGTAAGATGCTGGTGCACCACCACTAATAGAGAATATTGGTTGTATGTACCAAGATGGGCAGCATTAGGAGAAAGCTGGTGGTCATCTAGTGAAGATGAAAGAGCTAAAGCAGATGCTATCAGAGCTATTGCTTGGACAGTGAGAATTTCAATTACAGATCCTGAAAAAATATATAGACAGGGAGATATTATAGTGGTAAAAGAAAGTCCTACTTCTGTAGAAACAAATCCCTACCATTTAACAAAAGAACAATATCTCTCATTAATGACAAGTGAAACTTAACCTATAAAATTATGACTGGTATTTATAAAATAACATCTCCAACTGGAAAAATTTACATTGGACAAAGTGTAGATATGATAGGTAGAAAAAATAATTATAAGAATTTAAGATGTAAAGGTCAAGCTAAACTATATAGCTCTTTTATATCACATGGATGGGATAAACATGTCTTTGAAGTAGTTTATGAATTACCAAAAGATGTAGATCAATCTGTTTTAAATAACTTTGAAATATTTTATTGGTCTCAATTTAAAGAAGTTGGTTGTGAGATGTTAAATTTAAAAGAACCAGGGCATAATGGAAGACATTCTGAGCAAACTAAAATAAAACTTAGTAAAATTCAAAAAGGTAAAACTGCTTCTGAGGAAACTAAAAAGAAAATTAGTTTAGCTAGTACTGGTAGATTACACACTGAAGAAGCAAAATTAAAAATAAAACAATATTTTACTGGAAGACCTAGAACTCCAGAAACTATTGAAAAAATGAGGAAAGCTTTAACAGGTAAAAAGATGTCAGATGAAACCAAAAGAAAAATGAGTGAAGCTCAAAAAAGAAGACAAGAACATTTAAGAAAATTTAATTAAACCTAAAAAATAAATATTATGCCTAGAGGTAGAAAACCAAAACAAACAACAGAAACTGTACCATTTATGGAACAAAAAGATTATGCTAAGTTAGTAAAAGACTTTGATCAAGAAAGAACACTTCAAATAACAGAGTTATATAATGATTTAGCTAAGATGAAAGAAAAAATAAATTATGCTTTAAGACACGTTGGTTTAATGGACGAATGTGATACTATAGCAGAAGCTGCATTTAAAGCAGGTAGAGTGTATGGTCCATTAGATGAAGTTAATGACAAGCTAGAAGCTATGTTAGAGAATTTGTATGAAAATAATGACTTTGATCATTGGGATGATGTAACAACATGCTGTTAATTATGGAAATACTAGCAAAACTTGTAGGAATATCAATAGTGTTACTATTTGGTATTTGTATATATGGAATAATAGATTTTATTAAACAAATAAATAAATTAAAATGACAAAAGCTAAAAGAATTGTGCTTGTATAAAAACTAAAAAAATGTGGAAGATATATAAATTACATACATCTACTGATAAAACTGCAAAGTATATAGGTATTACTAAAGGTACATTATCTAGAAGAAAAAGACAACATATGTATGATCTTAGATCAGCATTAAATGGTCAAATGTCTTCTAAAACTAAATGGATGTTAGAAATACTTTCTAATTCTGAAGAAATAGTAATTACAGAATTATTTACATTTGATAATATTAATTATGCTCAACTTAAAGAAGTAGAACTGATTAATAGTTTACCAGATTTAACTAATTCTAAAATGTATAAAACACATATTACTGAATGGACAAAAGAAGATAGATCTAAGTTTCAGACTCATGCAAAAAAAGTATATCAATTTTCTAAAGATGGTCTTTTTATTAAGGAATGGATTGGGGCTAAGGAAATAGAAAGATATACTGGATATTGTCATAGTGCAATAGGTAAATGTTGTAAAGGTATATCTAGAAGTTATAAAGGTTTTTATTGGAGTTATACTTCAAATATAGATCATCTACTAAAACCACTTATTCATTTTAATTCTAAAATGGTTATTGTAGAAAATATCTATAATACAATTACTCATTCTTTTAATTCAGTAGGGGAAGCTGCAGCTTTTTGCAAAGTAAGTAATAGTACTATAAAATCAGCAGCTAAAGGAACTATTAAAATAGTTAATAAACAATTTAAAATTAAATATTATGAACCAGAAAAGTAAACGTCTTATTTTAGGACAAGGAGAAGGTAGGGATGCTACAGGTCAAATTAAAAAACATGTATTAGATAGTAAATCTAATATAGAGTATGATACCACTACAGACAGCATAACTTTTATGCTGAATGACATGGGTATTCTTACTCATGACGAGCATGATAAGATGGTGTTTCCTAAAGGAAAGTACAGATCTTACAATCAAGTGGAATTTAATCCATTTGACAACACAGTACAGAGAGTGTTTGATTAAAAACTTAGCCCCAGAATGCTGAATAAAGCCTTGTACCCTTGCCTCAGGGTTGGTGTAGACATAGATTACTTGCACGTTGTGTAGCATATTAACTGGGGAGTTTTGTTTTCATGCACGACAAAGTAATCAGGGGGGTTTTGCTGTACCAGAACAGCTAATTTTAATATTATGAACAAAAGAGAACAAATTCAAACAGATGCTTTAAGCATAGCTTTACA